TTTCAGATGTTCTAATATTTTATCTGTATAAGAAAACTTCTTAATGTCAATGTCATCGCCATCACCGAAAACCTTAATATATAAATTTTTAAGGATTGAAGTATAAGTACTTATACTTTGTTTTGTTAGGTTAGGTCGTTGTTCTTTAATATAATCTTTTATACTTTCCATTTATAATAATTAATATTAATATTGATTTAAATGATTTCAGTATTTTATTTCTGTGTTTATATATTAAAATATATATTCCAATTATTCCAATTATGCCAAAAAAAAGCCTATTTTTAAAAAGTATCTACATAAGTATAATATAAGACTATGTTTGTAAAACGGGCTGTTTTTTTGGCATTATTGGAATATGGCATTTTGTTTATATACTGTATAAAAGTGAGTTAAAAGAATATAAACATATAATATTAATAATTAGTATTAATAATATTATGCAACAATATATAATACATTTAAACGGCGGGTTTAACCCGTTTGCTCGTTTAGGTCGCGGGGCATTAGGATACAGACCAAATAGAAAAATGATTGGACGAGGTGATAGATTACAAAATGGTGGTGGCGGAGGAGGTCAACCATCTGATGATGTAGAAGATATCCAAAAAATAATAGATGAAATAAATAAAATGCCATCAGAGTATAAACCACGTGAAGTTAACCAAAACATAATTAAAGAGTATGACGATCTTATAAATCAACTAGACCAAATATTACAAAATGATGAAGAACCAAATAAACGGAAGACAGTGTTATCTGCATTGGTTATACTTACTGATAAAAAAGAATACAGAAATCAAATGTTAAATGACATACAATCTTACAACGATGAACAACACACACAAGAGAAAAGCGATAAACAAACTGCCTCTTGGGTTGAAGGATCTGAAATTTCTAGTTTAATAGATACATTAGGGAAAGAGGTCAATATCATCTATAAAAAATTACTATTTACAATGCATGACTATCAAACCATCCAAAATTACATCATATTATGTTTGCTTGGTGGTGTTTATATTCCACCTAGGCGTAGTAAAGATTATGTCGATTTTAAAATTAAAAATATTGATAAATCTAAAGATAATTATTTAATTAAAAATAAATTAGTATTCAATTCTTATAAAACTGCTAAGACGTATGGACAACAAGAAATTATCGTACCACCTGAACTACTTAAGATTCTTAGGAAGTGGATTAAATGTAACCCTACTGATTACTTGTTATTTGATAGTAATAAACATCAATTAAGTAATGTGAAATTAAACCAACGACTAAATAAATTATTTGATCATAAGAAAATTTCAACAAATGCATTACGACATACTTATTTATCTGATAAGTATCAAGCAACGATTAAAGCTAACAACGATATGGCAAAGGACTTGTCCGCCATGGGCTCATCTATGCTACAGGAACGAGTGTATATTAAAAAAACTAAGTAGATATTCCAGTTATTCCAATTATTCCAAAAATATTAATGTTTTTAAAAAGTATCTACATAAATATAATATTAGACTATGTTTGTAAAACGGGGTGTTTTTTTGGAATTATTGGAATATGGAACTTTAATTATTTATTATCAGACTCTGATTCAGAATCAGACTCATATTTAACTTGCTTCTTCTTTGCTTCAGTTCGTGGTATGTTTTTAAGAAATTCACCTAAATTGTAGTACTCTAACCATCCTTTGCGGTACTTCTTATCACGTGTTACTCTTCCACCTGTTATAATTAATGGTCTCAATGGAACACTTACTGCATCGTTATAAACTGCTTTCAATTCATCTTTATCAAGATCCGATGACCATTCGTTCATAATAGCGGTTTGTTCCCTTTTACTTCCTCCTAAATCCAATAGAACTAAATAACTGCTATTTTTACGTACAAACTTAGGAATATCATAATAACTTTGTGATAAAAATATAACTGAACAATTCTTCTTACGTGCTCTCATGTAATATTCTTCTACATTGTTTAGGTTTTTAGATAATACAAGATCATCCCAAACAACAAGGTGGTTGTATTCTTTGTCCATGTCGTCAAGCTTAGGTGTATTACTCATTCCTTCTTTAATTTGTATTTGTTGGAACTCACCTGATAAATAATTATATAGTGGTTCATCTTTGTTTCGTGTTACAATTGTTATATCAGCGAACGTACCTTCTCCCGTACTGAATATCTTAATTAAATTCAATAAGAAGTTTGTTTTACCAGTTCCTGATGGTGCAACAACACACATTCTAAATGGTATCTTAATATTATGAAGGTGTTCATTTGGATTTTCTACTTTATCTAAATACTTTTTTGGAATTACATCATAAAAGTTTATTATTTCTGATGCATTAACTTTAGCTTTTGCTTTTGGTGGCATTATATTATATATACAATCTTATTTTTTATATAATTACAAAGCTTTTTATTATTGTATTAGAGAAAGCTAATATTCTTTATTGATTGTAAATCAATATTTAAAAATTAAATTATATAATACATTATAATATTAATAATGGCAGTATATAACCCTCCAACAGAAGATTTACCAATCTTTGATAATAACGTTTTTACATCCGGTAATGAAGTACTTACAGTAGATGTAGCTAATAATAACTATTTAAAGTTTCCAATTGCTCAAGGAGCGGAGACATTGACAGACATTACCGTTCTAGGAACTGGTACATTTAACGGTACCGTTAATGTAGATAATCAATTAATAGTAACCGGGCCTATAGTTGTAGCTGATGTATTCCCAGCACCAACACAAGTAGCCTTACTAACTTCATCTCAATTAACATTTACAGATGCTTCCACAACTAATTTAATATCGTTGGACGATACACAAATACTATTGTCTTCGACAGCAACACCTAATTCAATAGATATCAAAAATAATGTTATGACACTAACAAATGTATCTGGAAGCAATACATTAACAGCTGATGATTGGACAGGTAATATTAGAACAGTTAATACAAATGCAAACTTAACACATTATCTAAATTTTTCAGATCAATCAGCAACAGGTCAAGGTCACCCGCAAAAAACGGCAAGTATATCATGTAATCCAGCATTAGGATCAATTACAGCAACAACATTCAATGGAAGTATTAGTACAGCAGCAACAGCAGTTGGTGTTAATTTAACAAGTGATAATACGGCCGGTGCATATTTCGTACCGTTCAGTAAGACAACAACAGCAACTGGAAATGCTCTATATATTGATAATACAACCACTCCATTATCATATAATCCTTCAACATCTCGTCTCGCATGTAATGAATTCAGCGGTGATTTATTAGGTAATGCTACATCGTCTACATTCGTAAATACTACGAACGATAATACAAACACTTCATATAATCTTGTATTTTGTAATGGAGTAAGTACAAATGCATCATTATTAATTGATAGTGTAACAGGACCACTCACTTATAACCCTAGCAGTGGGAACATAGTATGTACCACAGTTACTTCAGATTTACAATGTGCTTCGACCACCGCGGCGGCAACATTTGCCGGAACAACCCTTACATTTAGTGGTAGTAATTTAACTCTACGAAATGGAAACATAACATTTACAGGCACGTCAAATACAGTTACAACACTAAACCTTTCAAGTAATCGTAATAACGCTATGTATAACATAGGAATTCGTAATAACGGTTCACTGGATACATCATTTTTGACGGGATTAGGAACAAACATATTAACTACCTATTCATCAACCTTTCTCATCCCCGCCGGAAGGTCAGCGTTAATGCGTATTGTTGTCCTTACAATTGCGGGTGTTTCTACATCAGTCGTTAGTATTGATTTATTGACATAAACAAATGTTAATATATAATATAATGTTAGAAGATTATAGTAATCCAGAATTAGTATATAAAAAAGCACGTGATATGTTCGGTCCGAATGTGATCATACAACCATCTACAAGAAAAACAAAGAAGTATATGTTATTAAAACCCGATGGTAAATGGGTTCATTTTGGTCAATATGGTATGGAAGATTATACAAAACATAAAAATTTAATGAGACGAGAAGCATTAACGCTGACCTTCCGGCGGGGATGAGAAATGTTG